ACAGCGCCACGCCACGGTCGCCGCTGTGGCCGGGCTGGCTGGCCCAGGTGTTGCCAGTCACGAATCCGGTGGCGCCAGCCAGTGCCAGGTTGTAATAGTCCGACCCGACATTTTGATAGCTGCGCAGCCCCATGAAGATTTCATCGGTGCCGGACAGTCCGGGGCCTTGCAGCCACAACTCGTAATCTCCAGCGGTGGTCCAGCGGTTTTGCGCCCACGCCTGCCCCAGCGTGGCGAGCTGGCCGCGCGTGCTGGCAATGGTGAACTGCGCCCCTACCGCATAGCCGCTGCCGGTGATGGTGAAGGTCAGCTTGCTGATGCTGTAGGCCACGCCGGTGGTGGCCCCCGCCTGTGCGCCCGATACCGATCCGGTGACCGACCAGAGTTCGGCTCCAGGAGTGGTGGCGTTGGTGCAGGCGATCGTCCAGGTTTCGGTGATGCCAGCCGTGGTGGTGTCGACGCCGGTGATGGTGCCGGGTCCGGTGCCGCTGAATGCCGGCGTGCCGAGCGTGGCATAACCCGTCAGGAAGCGGCGCACCGCATCGAGCAGCCCGGTGTGGCCGTTGGCCGTGCCGATCTGATAGGCCATCAGCCGAGCGCCTCCTTGAAGGCCGCCCGATTGCGTCGGGCAAAGCGGATCAGCGCCCGCGATCCGGCCGGGCCGTCGATCATCTGCGCAAACAGCCCTTCGGTCATGCCGATCTCGATCGCCACGGCGCCGCCGGCACTGCCGGAATTGGCCAGCCGCTTGTTGATCGAATCCTGCTGATTCGCCGTCAGCACCGCTTCGTCACGGGTGATGATCGCCGGCAACTCGTTGCTCTTGAGGTCGGGCAGGCGGCCATCGTGGAAGCGCTCTGCGCCCACGAACAGCAGCGGCGATACCGCGCGCGTCGCCCCACCCGGTCGGCCGGCATCGCCGCCTGAGTGGAGCACGCTGGCGAAGAGTGAGCCGAGGACAGAGGCTTTGCCATCAGCCCCCTTCTTGGTGAAACTGCCGAGAATTTGCAAAGCCAGCGCCTCGGCAGCCATGCGCCGCAACGCATCGGCGAAGCTGCTGACCATGCCCTTGACGCCACCATCGAATGGGTCGAAGAGAAAATCGGCAAACGCGCTCTGGATGTTCTGCGCTGCACTTTCGGCAAAATTCTCCATCATTTTGTTGGAGTCATTGGCCTGCTCGGCGGCCTTTTTCAGCCGGTCTTTCGAGGCGTCAACGGCGCGGTTGAATGTCTCCTGATCGATGGCGCCCGCTTTCAGCAGTTGCCCATAGCGCTCGATCTCGTCGTTGTACTGCTCCTGCGCCGTGCGCAGCGACAGCTTGAGCGACACACCCTCCTGCTCGATCTCGCGGGCTTTTCTGGCGGCTTCGTCAGCCGCCTGCTCGCGCTGGCGCTGCACCTCGGCCTCTTTTTTCGCCGCATCCTGCAAACGGTCGAGCGCGCCGGCCTGTGCAAGGATCTGCTCGCGCAGCTTTGCGCCTTCAGGCCCGAGCCGCTTGACCTCGTCGGCCAGACTGCCGAGCGTCAGGCGGTACTGGAGCGCCGCCTGCTCGCCAGCACCGAAAGTGCCGACCTGATCACCGATCTGCGCAGAGAGCTTCAGCAGGCTGTCGCGGGCGGAATCAGCGGCTTTCTTCTGCTCTTCGTCGCTGGTTTTTGTGTCGAGCAACTTCGGCTTTTCAGCCGGCTTTTGACCCGGCGCAGCAGGCGCAGCCGGTCGGATGTCGCTCAACGTATCAGCCTTCTTTTTAAGTTCATCGATCTGAGCGTTGATCGATTTGATGTCGGCGATCAGCTTGTCAGGCGGCGTGCCCAATGTGCGCTCGATGAAGCCGAACGCCCCGTCGGATGACTGCGTCAGTAGTTGCTTCTGCCGATTCTCGCGCTGTGTTTCGAGCGTGCGAATCTGCTCATAAATGCGCTCGACCGGATCGGTTGATCCAACGGCGCGTTCGGCAAAGGCTTCGGCCGTGGTCCGGGTGAATTCGGCAATCTTGCTGATTGCGGTTGCGGTTGCACCAGTGAGTCCGACCACCCCCCCAAGAAAGGTCGTCAGCCCGCGCGACACCTCTGGCGATTCGAGCGTGCGCGCCAGATCCTGAATCCCCCTGGCCAGCCCGGCCGATGCGCCGGTGGCACCATCAGCGCCGCCGATCAGTTGCAGCAGGGCGTTGTCGACCTGCTGCATGGCGCGGCCGACTGTCAGCGGCAGGCTGCTGAACTGCTTATCGATGGCTTGACCTGACTCAAGCAGCGCATTGATCAGGTCGGATGAGGCAATCTTGCCGTCGTTCACATATTTTCTGACATCGCCGAAAGCGATGCCGAAATGGTCGGCAAGCGCCTGGACGATGCGCGGCGCGGTCTCGATGACAGTGTTGAACTCCTCGGCGCGCAGCACTCCTCCAGCAATGGCCTGCTGAAGTTGTCTCATGCCATTGCTGACATCTTCGGGGGTAGCGCCGGAAACCTGGAACGACTTGCTCACCGCATCGGTCAGCGCGATGACTTGATCGTGCGTCAGCGATGTGGTCTGGCCCAGCGACGCATAGAGATCGGCAATGCTGCGCCACTGCGCCGAAGACCGCTGTGCCACCGCATAGGTGTCGCGCATCGCATCGGCGAACTCAGCCTGGGAGTTGGTCACCAGCCGCAGGCGGCCGGCCAGATTTGCCGCACTGTCTGCCTGCTGGACGAATGCCCTGGTGCCGGCAGCCAGCCCGACCCCGATCAGCAGGTTGCGCAACGACGAAAATGCAGAGGAGAGGCCGGCCATCTGCTTGCCGGCCCGTTCGCCGCCTCTGCCAAGGTCGTCGACCCCGCGCTCTGCCCGCTTCATCTCCGCAAGCGCATCGCGCACGTCGGCGCGCAGGCGCAGTGCCAATTCGAGGTCGCGGTTATTGCTCATTGATGCCCCTCTTCACGCAGCGCGCGCAACAGCCGATCGATCGATTTGGCATTGAAGCCCAGGCGGATCGACTCGATCAGGTCGGCCCGCTGATGATTGCTGCGCCTGCGCTCTGCGGCGTGGAAGCGCTCGATCTGGCGGATGGTGAGTCGCTCGGCGAGCTGAGCCGGGTCGGTGCCGTACCATCCGGCGAGGGCGTGGAGCCCGTCGATGAGGCTGCCGCCCGCTTGCGCAGCTCCACTGCCAGCAGCAGGCGCTGCACGAAAAAACTGCGGTTGCGCTCCACGGCCGCCATTTGCAGCAGGCGGCCGTCGGTGTCGGAGAGCGTTTCGACCCACTCGGGCGAGCGCCGGCACGCCAGCGCAATGAAGCTGATCCAGGCATCTGCATGGGCACAGAGCGCGGCCTCGAACAGTTCGGGCCGCATCACCTCTTCGCCATCGATGTCGGCATCGATGAGCATGTCGATGATCGGCGCCATGACCGGGCCGATGCGCAGCGTTTCGGCGAAACGCAGCTCGCGCACCGTGACCGGCTGTCCGTCGATCGTCACCGTCTGATCTGGCACCAGGATGTCGAGGTCGTCCATTGCTCAAACCCCTCAGACGAACTGCCGGCCGTCGACATAGACCTGCGCCCGCTTGACGCTGCCGACCTGCCTCTGCTGCAACTCCATGCTCCAGCCGATCTCCTGATAGGCGTCGCGGCTCTTCAGCGCCAGCTCGCCATCCGGCGCCAACTGCACGCGGGGAAAGTACCAGTCGCGACCGAGCCCAGTGGTATTGTCCGAGACCACGCGCACTGCGCCGAACACTGCCCCAGTGGCCGCGCTGACGATGCGCTCCCAACTGCGCGCCTGCTTGGTGTAGTCGACATGGACGATCTGCCCGTCGGTGATGGCGCCAGCGCTCACCACCTGGAAGCGGGCCAGCTCCAGATCGATCAGATAGTCAGTGCCGGCCACATAGGTGGTGGTGCCAGCCGTATTGGTGATCACCACCGAGGTGACATCGCGCACGCCGGCCGGGTCGGTGTCCGAGACGCCGAGCTGATACCACAGACCCTTCTTGACGGTGATCGGCTCGTTCACCACTGATCCTGCCGAAGTCGACCCGGTACCGACACTGCCGATCAGGAAGGCCGCGACATTGTCGGCGTTGACGTTCTGACAGGTCATTTTGGCGCTGCGGGTCACCTTGGTGATGGTGCGAGTCAGCAGCTCGGCAATCGGGCCGTCGGAGCTGTAGAGATCGATGGCATCAGGCGATGCCACCGTGACCGTGAAGCCAGGCGTCTGCCCGATGTAGCGCTCGCCGGTCAGTGCCCCGGCGGTGTCTTCGCGGTCGAAATAGACGTAGCCGGCCGGGACCACAAAATTCTCGGTGACTGAGGGCTTGAGCATCGGTTAAACCTCTTTTACTGCGCGTTTGACTTTGCTTTCGGGCACGATTTCGGCTTCGCCCATGTCGAGCAGGCGCGCCACCTGGTCGGGGCGCAGCAGCAGCTTTTGGCCTGGGGGGCAGACTTCGCCGCCGCATGTCACCTCTTTGAGGAGCCTCACCTCGATCTTCTCGATCTGCTCTTCGTCAGCCATTTCAGTCTCCTGCCGATAAAAGTGTTGAGAACAGCAGGGGGAAATAGAGAAAGCCCCCCTCATACGTTCTGCGCGGCCCGCGAATCAGCTTCAGCGGCGCCAGATCATTGGCCAGCCGGTGGCCGATCAGCCCGCGCAGCACGGCGTCGATCAGCACGCCAGAGTCAGCGCGGGCAGCATCGCCGGTGCGATCGCGCACATTGCGCACGCAGACCACTACCAGCCACTGCTGCTCGACCATCTGCACCGGCAGTTCGCCAGCGCCGCTGATCGGCGCATCATCCCAATGGATCACATGCAGCGCCGGCACCGGCTGCCGCGCGACATCCTGCGCATCGAGTTCGGCCGCCCCCAGCACATTCTGGGTGGGCACCAGCGCCAGGGCGCGCAACCGCTGGATCAGCAGCGCCTCTGCCCGCAGGTGATTGCTCATCGCTCGCTGCCTTTCAACAGATGTTTGGCGACCTTATCGAGGGCATCCTCGACCCAATCATCTGGCAACCCTTCGTCGGGCAGCATCTTGCGGGCGTCGATGGTCACCGACTGCTTGCTTGCCCAGCGATCGCCGATCCTGAAGCGCAGAAACGGGTGATTCTTGGCGTGGATGGTCGCGCCGAACTGATGCGTCGGCGCGTACTTCTTGTTCGTGCCGACCGCCAGACCATCATCATCAACCCGCGAGATGAAAGATCGACTCAGCAGCCCGGTATTGCGCAGCGGTTGCCCGCCACGCAGCACATCCTTCCATTTACGCCCGTATGGGTCTGTGCTTGAGCGGAAGCCGAGTTGAACATTGGTCAGCCAGGCGCGACCGATCGAGTGCAGTGCCGGGACCGGATTTTCGAGCCGATCAACGAGCGTTTCGAGCAGTTGCAGCACCTGCGCGTCGTTGATCTCGATGGCAAGCCGGTCGCTCATCAGAAGTCCTCGATGTCATCCCGCGAGAAGATCCGCTCTGGCGCGCGGAAATCCGGCGTCCCTGCCGTCCCCGTAACCCCGACCCCCAGCAACACATCGCCGGACATGATCTTTTCGAGCAGCCGCACTGCATCGTTGTAGCGCTTGACCCATGGGGCGTCCTTGTCCTCCACACCGCCCAGCGCATAGAGAAAGTAGCGCGCCAGATCGGCCGCGATGCGCACGATCACCGCCGGGATCGGCGAGATCGGCACCGTGTAGCCGGCCGGCTCCAGGTGCGCGTCGATGATCGCCCCGGCGTCGGCGATGGCGCTGTCGAGCACCGAGGAGACGATGGCGCCAGCAGTGCCATCGCGATCGGTCAACTGCGCCAGCTCGGTCTGGCCGAAGCGCAGCACCAGCTCTGCCTGGGTGACGT